CATTCTGTCCAACTAATCCACAGTTAGTTCCAGCTTGTGCAAACGCAAATGTAAATGGTTGACCTACAAAACGTTGTGTAAATAATGCTGTATCAGTCCAAACATAAATTGCATCTCTACCTCTAATGGCTCCAATGATCCGTGATCCATCAGCCAGTCTTTGTGTACCAGCTGTATTGGTTGCTGTTGGTGTATACGTGTTAATGTCTTCTTGGTCCGAGAATCTAATAAACATATCATCTTGAGTAGACGTATCGCCTATAGTTGTTTCTGTGCCATAGAATACTAAGTGTCTATCCGGTGTAGATACTAACATGTGACGTGATGCTGTTGGTGCTCCAGATATAATTGTTGCTCTTGTAGTTGTAGCATTTGATAGAGATGAGTCCCAAGAAAAAACACTACCATTGTGAATTAAACAAATAGCTTTGTCACCAAAGTTATCAAGTGACCACATACCAGGTTCAATGACTAAGTCACCAGATGCTGCTTCACCCCAAGCAATATAGTCTGTAGAGTTTGTAACTGTTGCACCATCACTATGAGATGCGGCTGTTGTTCCAGCAACCCCTCTTGTTAAACCTGTTAAAGTATTATCAGTAACTCCAGTATAAGAAATTTCTTCTGATCCTATGATAATAAAATTAGTTCCTGTGCTAGGAAATAAAGAGGCATCTGCTAATGTAAGACTTGTTGCAGAATCACTTATAGCACCATTTAAAGTAGATGTGAATGCTCCTGCAGCTTCACCACCCCAAGATCCTAATCCATAACCAAATCCTTTTGCCTGAACTGGAGGACCAACATGATAATAATGTTGAACTCTTATACCACCAGATGTTGTTGCACCACTTCCTGATTCGTTTGACGGCATTGTAATTGTGAGTGTTGTAGTTGATGGTACTGATGTTACCATAAATTTTTTATCATCAAAATCAGATGCACTAAAATTAGAGTTAGTAATTGACGTAAAATTATCTAATAAAATAATATCGTTTTCTTGTATATTATGTGCACCAGAAAAAGTTATTGTAACTGTAGGTGACCCATTCGTTGTACTAAATGCGTTTGTTAAAGTTGTTGTAGATTTGATAGGATGTATATCATAAAATATACCTCCTGAATACGCATATAGAATTCTATTAGTTCCTATAATTGAGTATTTTCTACCTAGACTATTTACAAAATGATGTAGACCTCTAGCAGCTCCTGTTAAATCATCAGTTCCTAACTGCTTCCAACCCCCTATTTTTTCAGGTGTGCCATATCTAAATCTAACATTATCGCAGTCTATCCACTGACCCTCGGCCGTAGTTTCTGAGATCTGTTTATTAATACCTGGCTGAAATCCTATTTTTTGTAGCATATCGGGACTATATTATAGATTTTTATATGTTTAAAGCATTTTATATGCTATTTTACAAGGGAAAATACAGAATGAATATAAATATAAACAAGCATTTTGAAAAAAAAATATTAAGAGATTACTTTTTTATTCAAGGGGTAGTCGATATTGACGCAAATTATTTTATTAAAAAAATAGAAGAGGGTATCAAAAAAGAAGACAACATGAGTTTCAAAACAAACGTAAAAGATCAAATGACCTCGTATACTTATTTTAATCACGATGAAGAATTTGGTAAAATAATTTCACAATTTATAGCTTACGTAGACAAAAACATTTCATTACGACATTATTATTTAACAGATTCTTGGGGTATAAAAGTTTCTCCAAATGGAGAAACTGTAGAACACGATCATGCAAGTTCTTTATGGTCTGGAGTTATATATCTACACGACCATGAACAAACTTTATATTTTCCAGAGATTGATCAAACAATTAAACCAGAGAAAGGATCGTTTGCATTATTCAATGGTTTCTTAAAACATAAAGCAATTAAAAATCACACCAATAAAATTAAATACGGAATTAGTTTTAATTTTATATGTAGTTAAAATTTATATTAAATCTAGCTTTTTTATCCGTACAAGTGGTACTATTATGTGGAACATTAGCTTTAAAAATAATAGCTTGATTAGCTATTGATGGAATAAACTTATCTCCTATTTGTGTTCCACCATCACAATCATTTAAAGATAAAACTAATCCATAATTATCAAAATCAAAATCTTCATGTTTTTTATGATGATGTAATTTCTCAGTTCTTGGATATAAATTAGCTTTAATTCTTATAAGAGATTTTGGTTTTATCATATCTATTATAGGTATTAACATTTTGTAATATGGACTGGTTGGTTGATAGTCTTTGTAAAAAGTATGTGTAAAATAAAAATCATTTGTTTGTTCAGGATCTGCAACACCATCATTAAAATAAAAAGGAAAATTAGATCCTAATATAAGTTTTTGTATTTCTTCAAATTTATCTTTATCGTAGAAGTTTTTTATTACTTTCATTTTACTTTTATTTTTGTTTTATCTCGATAAGTTATTTCTTTTTTAGTTTTTTCATTAAAATCTTTTTGCCAGTTTGCAACCATACTCACTAACATATTACCAAAATGTCTTAAAGCAATATCAGAAAAATAAATTTTTCCTTTAAATAATATAATAAGTCTTTCTCTCCAACTGAATTGTAAATCACATGATCCATCTTTTTTATATTGTTTAAATTGCATTATCTAACTCCAGGCATACAAAAAAATTGTCTTTTATCCAAAACTTCATCAGCGTAAGGTCCATTTTTATCTACATAATGCATAAAAGATTGAGCATGCCAATCTCCTGTAAAAGGTTTTCTTTCATGCCAAATATCACACCCTAAATATGTAACAGCATCTCCTGGTTCCATTTCAATTGGTTTTTCATCCATATATATTGGCCACGACTCTCCACAAGACCCTATCATTACAGTTACACTTATTTCGCAAGAGTGTCTATCAAAGTGTCTTTTTAAACTACCATCTTTAGTATACATTCTCCAAAAAGAATATGTAGGTAATAATTCTAAACCTGTTTCTTGTTCTACAAATTTTTTCTTATCTATCATTAAAGCTTCCATGAGAGGGTCTGCATAAAAACGACTATCTCCAACATTGCTTTGTACAAAATCAAAATTATCTTTGTTTACAATATGTTTTAATTTACAGTAATGACTCATTAATGACACTTCTTCTTTTGTAAGAAAGTTTTTTATTTTTTTATATTTAAATTCTCTTATATTGCCCATGACACTACCGAATATCTTATCCCTTTTGTTACAGGTTTTACACTGTGTGGATATAAAAAATTACTTGGCCAAACTACAATCCTGCCTGCTTTTTTTTCTACTGCCCACTCTCTTGTTGTATCAGGATATCTAAAACAAAGTTCTCCACCTTCATAATCGTTATTTAATAAAAGTATACAACTAAAAGTTCTTGGTTCTTTATCAAAATGATCAACATGATATTTATAAAAACCACCTTCTTTATATTTTAAAACATCTATAGTTTTTATTTTTAAAAATTTTGGATCAGGGTCATGTATATTAACTTTTTCAAAATATTCTTTAATTGCTGTGCTAAAAAAATAATGTAAAAGATTGTAACGATGACAATGAGTTAAAGAAGAGTGGGGACTTGTTAAAGAATATGCATAAGTATTTCTTATACTTTGATCTATCACAGCTGTTTCCTCACCTCCTACATAAGCTGGAGTAAAATCTAAAGAATTTGAAAATTTTATAAGACTACTAACTATATTTATTGGAATTAAATCGTCTCTAATATACACATAATTTTTTAAGTCCATGATTTTTTATTCCAAATATTTTTTTTGTAATTATTTAAAATTGTAAAAGGAAAAAACATACTCCTTGTTTTAAGTTTATCTACTGATTCTCCTTTTATTTTCATTTCCCAACTATCTCTTTTAAAAGGAATGATTTGAACATAAGGAGTTCCTTTTGTTATCATTGTATCTAAAACCTCATACTTGTCTCCATTTACAACTATAGGAAAATTAACTTCTTGATTGTATGTATCTGTATCAACAATTCCAGGGATAATAGAAAATCTATCATCACTATTATTTAAAGGTGGCACAAATAAACAAGAATATCCTGGGGGTGTTTTTATAATCCAAGGATTTAATATTTTATAAAAAGGTAAGTTTTTATTTTTTTCAACAGTCGGAGATCCTTCTAATTGAAAAGCAGAATGAATCTCTGGTTTTTGACCATTTACATTTATTCTTTCAGCTTTCATTAAGTCTGATTCTATAGTTCCTGTTCTCCAATAACCATCTTTTTCACCTGTTTCTTCATTAGGTACATTGTGTCTTATTTTTATATCTACTGGAACTTTTAATAAATATCCAGTGCTCATAGAATCTAAAAAAGGCATACAGCCTTTAACAGTTCTTTTATCAACAGAATGTTTTAATTTTTTATACCATTCTGGTATATTTAATTTTATTGGAATAGGTTGATCTTGTTTTGAATCAACATATTTTTGATTAGCTATAAATTCTATTGTCTTTCTAAACATAAATAAATTTATACGTTAAAAAACGTACGAAGTAAACTATAAAAGCTGACTACCGTTAACTGCTGTAACACCTTGGTCTTCAACATATTTTTCTAAAGAAGAATTTAAAGGTGTTCCGTCAGAATACAAACCAGTTGTTTCATCGAATGTTGCATCAGGAGATGGATCAGTAATTAAACTGTTAACATCTATACCAGCTATAAAATTTTTATATGTTGTAACAGAACTAGCTAAAGGTTTTGAAGAATTTATTTTTAACCAGTTATCCATTTGATTAATTCTAACGTTAATATCTTGTGTTAAACCCGATCTAAAAGTAAATGCTACAGATGTGTCTATTGTGTTTACAGTGTCTCCATTTTTAGAAACCACTTCTTTTTCTTGTAATCTAACAGAATTAAAAAGTTCATCTGATACAGTTACCATGTCATAATTTGAAGGATCGCCATTCCAATTATTATCTAATACAGTTTGACTTTCAACAATATTACATAAAGCACCTGTTTGATCGTTTGAATTTTTTGCAAAAATAAATATAGCCATTATTCCCCTACATTCTCATAAATGAATAAAGCACCGCCACCACCAGTTTGTCCGCTTCCACCTGGATTACCTTGAGCTCCACCATTTCCGCCACCACCATATGGCACTCCACCTGAGTGAACTTTTTTAGCATCAGTTACTGCAGAAGCAAATAATGAACCTGGTGCTGTTCCACCTGAGCCTGGAGTGTTAACGTTTCCACCCTGTCTTGGGCCACCGTTTCCGCCGCCACCACCGTTAGCAGTTCCAATATTTGTTAGTGTAGTTGCTTGACCCGCTTGTCCAGCATTTCCATTTGTAATAGGACCAGCAGAAGTTCCACCACTTCCTCCTGTTCCAATAGTATAATTATGTGATTCACCTCCAGAGATAGGAAAACCAAAAACTCCAAAGCCGCCTTCTCCACCAGTTCCGCCGTCTCCTCCCGAGTTTCCTGGAAAATTTCCGCCGCCACCACCGCCGCCACCGCCAGCGTAAGCATAGGCTAATCCAAAATTAGCATTATTACTTGCAGTGTAAGCACCGTTAGTTCCATCTGTTACCATTAATGCTGGAACTTGGTTTGCACCTCCAGCAGAACCTGTTGCTGCTGCAACAACTCTTCCTGAAGAATCAATAGTTACGGTAGATGTTGTGAAAGTTCCTTTAGCTGATTTTATAATTCTTGGCATTGTTTTCTTTCCTCCCTAAAATTAATCAACCATTTCTACATAAGAAACATGAAAAGCTAAATCGTTTGCAGCTCCGGCTGTAACAGCAATTAAATCTGTTTCATCTAAATATATAGGTCTAGCAATTAAATCTAATGTTGAATCTGCAGGCACAGATATTGTACTTGCAATTTTATAATAAGTTGAGCCATTGTCATTACTAATTTCTACTGTTGCGTCAACAGCGTTAGTTCCATCAATGTTTGCTAATAATATTGTATCAATTCTTACTGCAGTTTCTGCAGGTACGTCGATCATTGTAGTTCTGTTTGTATCAGATAAACTACCCATAGCATTTTTAGGTGTGATCGTTGCTATATTTACTAAATTCGGTGTTGCCATTTTTTATTCTCCTTTGATATTAATACCCGAAAACCATGGAGAAGACAAGACCTTTTCCATCAGTAGTTACAGTTTGTGTTGAACTTGATGTTGCATTAGTTACTTTTGCTCTACCTGTTCCATTTGGTGCTACGGTAATATTTCCATTAGCAGCATCTGTAATAGTAACAGTTCCAGAGTCTGTTCCACTATTTGTGCTTAAAACTAGATCTGCAGCGCCTCCAGTAGTAACAGTTAGTGCTCCTGCTCCATTTGATGTAAGAGTAGCTGCTGCTGCCGCATCTCCAACTTTAACAGTATCCGCTGCTAAAACTACATCTCCAGTTCCATTAGGAACAATATCAATATCTGCATTAGATGTAGAAACAATATCATTTCCATTAACATCTAGATTGCCACCTAATTGTGGTGTTGTATCCGCAGAAACACTTGCTATACCAGTTCCAATTGCTAGTGTATCGATATCAGGATTTGTTCCATCGT